CACCACTGATGTATGCGTCCGGATCTGGAGTATGCGTGACCGTGAGGTCATGGAATACCGATAGGGCTCTCGTTAGGTAGGCGAACCCTAAATGAGTCTGTGATATACTTTGTCTTGAAGTCACAGAACATGCGTTGCAGAGACGGAAGTCTCACTACAGTCCCAGAAAACTTTACAGGGCAACCGGTAGCGATTAACAGCGATACGAGCTAGTTAGTCGGGGAATAGACAACACAGGATGACAGGCCATGGCAATGTCCAAATCTTGGTAGTGCCTCTTAGGAGCACTACCATGGCTTCTAAACCGGCAATATATATTCCATAAGAAAGAAATACTATTACCGTTAAAAACTATACCGAAACGAACGAAGTGAGTAAAGGGATAAGTTGTTCGAAGAACAACTCTGAAAGAAAAATAGCTTTTAGAAGAATGGTAAGTTAGATTTCTTAGTGACTTCTAGATTATTCTCTACGAGGTCAGATATTGCTTGTCTCTCGAACGAAGACATATTGAGGATATCCTCATAGGATACGCCCCCTCTCATATACCATGAGAGGGATAACGCATTCGTCTTAATGTTTTCTACGTCTTTTTCGAATTGTTCAATTAGGTTCTTAACGGCCTCAGGAGACGACGCCAGAAGCCTTATGCGAAAAAATCTGCTGGGTTTAGCGTGAATGGTTGTTCATACTTGTTTTCGCAACTGGTGCATTCAATAGTTAATGGCTTAATTTCTGTTTCAAGCTTTAACATAGTGTTGTAGTCACGAACTTCGGTATACACATTTCTATCACAATGCTTCAAGAAGTCAAGAATAAATTCTTTTTCTGTCACTGTTGCATTAGGTGTAATGATATGTTCAATCGTATTTGCGATTAGATCCATAGTAAGTAGCGTGATTTTTTCAAGTGCCTGATGGCTTGCAGTGTTGCGCTCATCATCATCTTCAATTAGTTCAAGACTCATGAAGGCACGCTGAACTTCAAATTGTCCCATCGCACCGGCATTCATTTCTCTATAACTGAGTGGCTTAAACTTAATCTTAAGGTCACCGATTTCCAATGGCTTGTCATAATCGCCTGGCTTCAATGAAGCCAAAATACCGATAAGATTAATCTGATATGTAGCAGATTCTTTACATGCAGGGCAAATAGAATCTAGTTCTAGATTTTCGCCGCCGGACGCTGCTTTAATTGCAATTAAGATTGAATCTAAATCGACACTATTGATCTTCCAAGGGTCTTTAATAGCAGGAATGCAACTCTTAATTAATTCTGCAACAGCCGTTCCGTTGAACAAGGCGTCAGGGGTTCTAGCAGTGATTTCATCGATTGCAGTCATCGGGTATACTGGAAGTTCCTCAGTATCGGTAAGGTCTACTACTCCTTTTTCATAGGATTGACCACCGCTCGGTAACTTTAAGTATACTGCTGGTCTTCTGAAATACTGTCTTAGTGGATTATTTTCCATGTTTTCTCCTCATAAAGTTCGGGTAAATTTCCGATACTAAATACATAACATATTTAGTAAGTAAAAAACCGAGCATAAAAAAGGTAAAAGTATGGATCCTGAAGTAATTGCACAACTAGAAGAACAGCTTCGTATGATGAACGAATTGCTGGCCCAGCAAAATTCAATGATGGCTGCTCAAATGGGTGCAATGAAAACCGCTGGCGGCAAACTTAATGCCGCAGCAGGTGGCTTTGCTAAAGGTATGGGTGCCAACGAACAAGCTAATACCAAGTATGCAGAAGCTCAAGCTAAAGCAGCGGAATCTAGTGAAAAGTGGGATAAAGCGGCTAGAGCATCACAGATGACACTTACTGCTTTTTCAGCAGCGGTAAGTAGCACTTCTAATGTATTAGGTTCTTTGGGCGGAGCATTACTGAGTGCTGAAAAGGGATTTAGTAAGTACGGCGGTACTGTAGACGCCGCCGCAAGTGCCGCCCAAGGATTAGCAAGTTCTTTACCTATTGTCGGTCAAGCTTTAGGTGCAATTGTAGGTGTCGCTGGTCAAATTGCATCTAAGGTCGTAGGTGATGCGCTAAAACTAACTGATGCAATTGTTAACTTACGAGACGAAACTGTTAAAACAGCAGGTGCATTACCCACATCATCTGAAGGTCTATTAAAATTAGCTAATGATGCCAAATACTTTGGCGAAAACATTCAAACCCTTGGCAAAATTACGCAGGGACTAGGGACAGGTCTTATTACTTTAGGTAAAACTGCCGGCGATGGCGCTGTCAAGTTTATGGAACTGGCTAATGTATCTGAAGAAACTAGACAAGCTTTTGGTAAAATGGGTATTTCCCAAGAACAACTTACTGAAATGCAGGCTACTTACATTAAGCAGCAACAGTCTTCAGGTTTGGCGTATCTATCACAGAATAAATCTATAGACCAACTAAGAAAAGAATCATTAAAATATGCAGAAAACTTAAATGCATTATCAAGCTTGACCGGTAAACAAGCAGATGCACTAAGAGCCGAACAAGATATTGCAGCAGCGGTGATGCAAGAAAAGATTGCTCAGCGTCAGGATTTGGTTGAGCTTAAGAGGTTAAGAGATAATAAACAATTCGCTGAAGCCGCTGAATTAGAAGCTAAAATGAAGTCTATGGCCGACTATAGAGACACTATGTCCAATCTTGTTGGCCCTGAACAAACAGCACTGTACATGAACTACATGAGAACCGGTGTTTATAATAATATTTCCGCACCTTTAGCAGTTTTAGGAGCAGATTTAGATACAGCAAGAACCCAGCTCCAGCGCGGCGCAGACGGGATGAAGGTTGCTGCACAATCAGCAGATGACCTAACCGCTAAGCAAAGTCAAATGTCTACTAATTTGGGCCAAGCAGCATTGCATATGGACGAACAAAGTCTTGCTAGTACTGGGTTATTAAAAGATTCAATAGGTAGACTGAATGACACCTTTGGTCAGTCTGCCGAAGAAAGATTAGCGGCTGCTAAGAAGAACCAGGAAGAACGCAAAGCAGGTTCTCCGATGGATGACGCCATTGAAAAAGCGAGATCCGCAGAAAGAGCATTACAGCAAAAATATCAAGAATTCTTAATTGATGGTATCAAGAAAGCAGCAGCACTACTAAATGCAACTGACCTTAATAAGTTAGCGGCAGATGCTATGAGATATGGATTAATTGCGCTGAAAGCTGGTTTAGCAGTAGCTACAGTTGCAACCGGGGTATTGGCCGCTGCTAAATGGAAAGAATGGCGAGCATCGGTCGCTGCAAAAGAAGCACAAAAAGACTTCACTAAAGCATTAAGAGAATCTGCCGCTGCAATGAAGCAACAGACTAGTGCTAGCCGTAATGCCGCTAGAGCAGACACCGCAGAAGCTAGAGCAAGTGGTTCGGCAGCTTCAGCAGACAGGTCAGAATCAACAGCAAGTAATAGAGCAAGAGCAGCCGACATAGCAGAAGCTAGAGCAAGTGGTTCGGCAGCTTCAGCAGATAGAACAGAAGCGGCAGCTAGTAGAAGGGCCGCTTCTGCTGACATGAGAGAAGCTGCCGCTAGCCAAAGAGCCGCAACCGCAGACATGAGAGAAGCAGCCGCAAGCATGAAAGCTGCTGCTGCCGATCTTAGAGAAGCAAAGGCAAGCGATGCCGCTGCTAGAGCAGACATGAGAGAATCTATGTCAGGCGGCGGAGGCTTTGGTGGTGGCGGCGGCAAGGGCGGCAAGCTTCTTAGATTTGCTAAAGGTGCTGCTGGAGGGCTAGCCGGCTTATTAGGCGGCATGGCATTAGATTACGGAAGTGAAAAAGCAGAAGAAGCCGGCCATACTAAAACAGCAGGCGCACTTTCAGTAGGTTCTAGTGCGGTAACTGGCGCAGGTACCGGAGCAATGATCGGAAGTGTTATTCCTGGACTCGGTACGGCAGCAGGCGCCGCTATCGGAGGTGTATTAGGAGGACTATACGGACTTTATCAAAATAGTGACAAATTGTTTGGTACTGGAAAACCCAATTCACCTACAACTGAAACTGCGGAAGCAGCAGAAAAACTAACATCCGCAGCAGAAAGCTTGGAAGAATCTAATAAAGAGACTATAGCCAATTCATTAGCTATATTGAATTCTGCTTCTTCCGTTGGCGGTGTTGAGAAGATGACTCCGGAACAATTAGCTGCATATGGAATAACACCTGAGGTTGCACCTGTAGTAGCTCAAGAACCCGGTACCTCTGAGAAGGAAAAAGCTGCACAAGCAGGCTATACAATTCAAAAGGGTGACACCTTATCTAAGCTAGCTGAACAGTACGGTACTACTGTAGAAGCACTGATGGAAGCAAATAAACAAATCACAAATAAAGATTTGATTTACGAAGGCGCTCAATTAAACATTCCAGGACAAGAAAACCTTAATAATGAATATAAAGTCAAGAAGGGCGATACCCTAAGAAAAATAGCCGAACAGTATGGAATGAGTCATGAAGATTTACTAAAGGCAAATCCAAATCTAAAGAATAAAGACTGGAAAGAAGGATACAAACTTAATATTCCTGGAATGGCTGGCATGCCGGGTACAGGATTAACTCCTCAAGAGTTGGCTATGCAACAAAATGAAGATATGATTACTGATCAAATCGACCAAAATAGAAAACTGTTTGGAGAACCATTGCAGCAATCACAAGAAGAACGAGAAAAACAAGCGCAGTCATTTACTGATTTAAACAATTCAATGGGTCTATTTAAGAAAAACATAGACAGTACGAATAAAGCATTTATAGATTTAATGTCTGCATCAGACGAATTATTCAAGGCTTTGACAGGTCGTGATCGTCCTGGTTCAGAGAATGCGCCTGCAGGTCCTGGTGGAACTTCACAATCTTATAATGCTGCTATACCTGAAAATGTGAGAGGAAATTTAGACAAAATCTCACAATCTTTAAAAAATGCAGGGTTCACTGATCAAAATTATATTAACGCTGTACTAGGCAATGTTATGAAAGAATCAGGCGGTAACTTCAATATAGAAGAAGACATTGCAGGTTACGCAAACACTGACAATTCTAGAATTAGAAATATATTTAAGACTAAATCTAAAGGAATGTCGGATGCTGAAATCACAGCACTGAAAGCAGACCCTAAAGCATTTGCAAATAAAATGTACGGGGATAGAGGTGGAAACAACAAACCAGGTGACGGATGGCTGTTTAGAGGAAGAGGCCCAATAGGGTTGACGGGTAGGGCAAACTATTCAAAAGCATCCCGTGATATTTATGGAGATGATAGACTAGATGAAAATCCTGATTTAGTTATGGATCCTGAAGTAGGTTCTCAGGTTGTAGTTTGGTTTATGAAACAAAATGAAGGTCAAATGAGATCAAAGCTTGGATTTAGCAAAGATCAAGCCTTAAATCAACAGGATGCAGCACTGCTTGCAACAAGTCAAATTGCAGGACAAAAAATCACTCGCGGGAAAGGATTCTTAGGAACAGAAGCTCTTGGTAAAGTAGAATCGTATGCATCAGCAATAAGCTCCAACTCTAACAGTGTAATTGGTGCAGTGAGTGATTTTGGTAGGGCGGTGAAAGATGCTACTGGTGCAATGCCTGGTGGTGCAATGCCTGGATTACCTCCGGCCGCATCCTCAGGTAGTATTGTTCCTCTTGGTAGAGCCCTACAAGGTATGAAGTTGCGTGTTGACGAAAACATACATTTTGATGGTAAACATCCAGCACCCGGCTCACACTCTAAAACTGGCGGCCACTATGACGGTACTGCTATTGACGTTAACGCTCCAGGAGGAATAGTTGAAGCTAATGATCCTAAATGGGGTCCAATGTTTGATCAACTTGCTCGTGCCGGTGCTGCTGCAGGCTATCATACATTGTGGAAATCTCCTGACGGAAAACACCATAATCATATTCACTTCCAATATTCAGGTAGCATGGGAAGAAACAGTAAGATTGGCGCCGAGCGCGGCGGCATTCTAAAAGGTCCAGATAGCGGATATCCAGTAGAGCTACACGGAACCGAGATGGTTGTTCCTCTAGACAATAGATTTACTAGATCAATGAATAAATCGTCTGAACAATATACTGTTAATGGTAAGCCAGTCGATAAAAAAGCTTATGATAGTTTTATGAAATCTAATCCTGAACTACAAAACATCCAGCAAAAAGTTCAATCAATGCTCGGTACTATTAGTAATGATAAACTAGATCCTGCTAAAATGATAAGTTCGATGTCACGATTGATGGATAATAATTTGACTGGTGTTAAGGACGAAATGATTGATAAGAACAAAAAAATTCAAGATTCATTAATTCAATTGGTAAGTAAAGAAACTAATAAGGCTCTACAAGCAATTAATGAAACCAATCAGCCTATGCAAAATGCAGCAACGGCAATAACAAATTCAATGCAAACTGTTATGAAAGCTCATACAAGTTCAATGAATGAGCTATCTTATCGATTAGGACAAATGGTAGATGCAATGGAAACAAGCAACGATGTCACTAAGAAGATTTTGAAAAAAGCTAGTGCCTAACACTAAATAGACAGTAACTAAAAGAAGTCTAAACATGTCATATAAAAAGAAGTTCTTAAATAAGAGTGGTGTTTCTAGCCCTATCTCTGGTATTAACAGTAATAGCGGGGCTTGGAATAGTCAAGGCGGTTCATCCGACGGCTACAGTAACACTGAGTTTGGATACAAGAACTACATGTCCAGACTTCCAGAAGTCTATACAGGGCACCCTAATAGAATCGAGCGTTATAATCAATATGAAATGATGGATGTTGATGCTGAAATTAACGCTTGCTTAGACATTATTGCAGAATTCTCCACACAACGAAATGAGCATAACAAAACTCCATTCAGTTTTGAGTTTAAAGAAGAACCTACTCCTCACGAAGTAGAACTATTGGGCAAACAATTGCAACAGTGGTGCAAACTAAACGAATTTGATGTTCGTATGTTTAAGATTTTTCGTAACATTGTAAAATACGGAGATCAAGTATTTGTGCGTGACCCAGAAAACTTCAAGTTGTACTGGGTAGACATGGTTAAGGTTATTAAGGTAATCGTTAATGAAAGTGAAGGCAAGAAGCCTGAACAGTATGTCCTAAAAGATATCAATATTAACTTACAGAATCTTAGTGTTGCACAAAAGACGAATACTGACTTTGCAGCTAATCCAGCAACTGGATTAGGGGGCAGTGGAGGTGGCGGCAGCGCTCCTTACACAACTCCGGCAATGCCTTATAATACCACAGGATCACGCTTCACTTTAGGACAGAGTGAATCTGCGATAGACGCAAAGCATATTGTTCATTTGTCACTAACTGAAGGGCTTGACCGATTCTGGCCTTTCGGACAGTCGATTCTAGAGAACATCTTTAAGGTCTATAAGCAGAAGGAACTATTAGAAGACGCTGTTCTAATCTATCGTGTACAACGTGCTCCTGAACGTAGAATGTTCAAGATTGACGTTGGTAATATGCCAAGT